AGGGAAAGATGCAAAGCACTTTCCTTGTGGCATCACCTTTCTTTGAATTAAAACATCAAGAGGCATAATCTCTACCATATAGTCAAGTGCTGCAACAATTTTTATCATTGCTTGTCTTGAATAAATAACTGATTGTAACCCATAGGCATCATACAATTGAATTAAGTTCCTATTGTGCAGGAAGTTTACATTTTGCCAAAGATTACAACCCAAATAAAGACAATCGAAATCTTCGTCCAATTGCTCCATGCAAACTTCAATATAATGCCTTACGTCATCTCTTAAAAAATGAACATCATCTTCAAAAACTAAAACATTACTATACCCTATTTCAATACATTCCTCAAAAAGTTTTTTTATAGTCAACAATAAGCCAACTGCACCGTTATCTCTTTTAATAGCCGTACATACGTTATAGTCTTCAAATCCTAACTCGTGCAATTTAAAGAGTAACGGAATAAGCCTGTCTGCTTTCCTTTCTTCCAAAGACACTATAAAAGTTTTTTCAATTTTCATGAAGTTGTTTTTAGAATGTATATGCCATTTTTATTCAAAATGCTTTTTTTAAAATTTTGATACTCCTGTTTGTTTTCTGGGTTAGTAACAAAACTTTTATTTAGCCTATTCCTGTTGTGTCTTGCTACGTCATGGTGTTTTCTTCCTATATGCCTCAAAAGATGTGTACCACAAATTCTATTTTCAAGTCCATATTTAAAATAAATCATCCTTGCTAAAACAACATCTTTATTTGTTGACCGACTTCTAATATCCACAAGAAAATAATCATTAACAGCATTTACTATTGTTTGTATTTTCCTTTTACGAATTTCAATTCTTTTTATTTCCTTTGTCCATTGGCTTATTCTATTTGTAAGCAAAATATATCTTTCAGTTTTATAAAGAGGCACCTCACCCTTGTAGTTCGCCCTGTAAATTTCCCTCCTCCTCCTGTATTCAAATATTTTGGTAATATACTGCTTCCTTGAATATTTCACTTTATTCAGTTTCTTTATAAATTAAATACTTTTTTCCGTCTTGAATTTTATACACAAAAAAATAAGATTTAATATTTAATTCAAATGCCTTTTGTTTCATACTTTCTACACAATCTTCTGTATTTCTACAAGTGGTAGTAAAAAAATATATAGGATTAATTCCGTACTTCCTGCAAAGAAGATATTTTGCTTTTTTTAAAGACCCAAAAGGCATCGGTAAACTTTTAATTACTGCATCAGTATCCATATGCTTTTTTGGTATTACCGATTTACATAGTTGATACTTCACCCTTAATCTACGTTTCTTTTTAAGCTCATTATATTCCACATGATACCTGCCTAAACTCTCTTTATGCTTTTCCCTGTATGCTCTTTGGTATTCCTGTATTTGCTCCTGTGTTCGCATAATGTGTGATTTTTAAAAAGGGAGATCGTCAATAGGTTCTTCTTTTTTTGATTCCCTTACAGGAATGTTATCAAAGTTGTCGTCAATATCACTTTTAGTCACAGGCTTTGACGATTGTAATGCTTTGCTATTGCCTATATAAACCAACCCTTCAACTTCTCTCATATCTTTTTGAGAAGAAAGCTGATGCGACATGATGTTGCCATACTTATCTTCTTTCTCATTTAGCCATGTAAGTATATTGCAATATACTTTACCATTTTGTGCTTTTGAGAAAGCCGAATGTCCTTTTTTTGCTTGCTCGATTAATTCTGTAAGGCAGATACTGCCGCCGAATAATGTGTTCATTTTTTTTATTTTTAAATTGTTATTAAAAGACTATTTATTTATAAATTCAAACCTTGCTTGCCGAGCATCTATTACAGCATTACTTAAAGTATCCCCAACCAAATGTATAAATTTAGCTTCTATAATCTGTCCTACTTCGCCATACCCTGTCATCCCATACATTCTGTTTTCATGTTCAGCTTGGTCTGCATTAGGCATCCCATCACCTTCTATTACTCCAAGATGCTCGTCAAAGTAAAATACCTCATACACGGTAAGGTTTGGAGTTCCATTAGCAAGCCATACACTTTTTTGAGTGCCTAAGCATAGCAGCCTACATCTTTTCTTTTCTTGTTCACTAAAATTAGTCGGCTTTACCTCCATCCACATACCACCATCAAAATTTGGAAGATAAAAGTCAGGAAGATACCACTCGCCATTATCTAAAATAAAACCTTCCACTTCGTACTCCCACCGAATACGCAATGAATCAAGAAAAACCGCGTATCTCGCCTCTAATCTGCTCCTAAATAAATATCCGCAATACTCTGTTTGAATAGCTTTTATCATAAATTTAAAATTTTTACAATGGCTTATAACTCCTTGTGAGCGTATCAAAACTATAGCTACAATAACCTAACTTGCCTAACCAACTCCATTTAACCTTTTGAATATAAACATCAACTTGATTTGTTTCAAAGTCCCTGTAAACACTTAACCCATTATGTGTCCTGTTAAAAAAATGCGCCGAACCGGATATTGAATAAAGATTTGGTATCTCGTACTTCTTGGTTTGCATATCTTTTTTTAATTTGTATGGGTGTGCCACCAAGAATCCATGAACCCTATATTTCTCTAAAAAATTAATTAATTTATTTAAGCATTGCAAGATGTAATTTGTTCCATCTTCTCTTGCTTCAATACAATTCCACGGATCAAATAAAAATCCATTAATCCCATACCTTTTTACAAATTCTTCCGCTTTCGCAACTAATCCATCTATTGTGACATCTATTAAACTTAAATTCATAAAATGAAAATGCTTATCAATTAATCCAATCGCTGTCTCAAACTCTTGTTGGTTTATCCTGTGTTCACTTTCTTTTCTGAAACCAAAAGACTTGTTTATGATTTTTTCAGCGAGTTTGGTTACATGATACTCAGGTGGACACTCAAAACTACAAATACCCCAATTCCATCCATGATTTTTTGAAAGGTTAGCCATTATCCAATCTACAAACTCGCTCTTGCCCGATCCCGGTATTCCTGTAACTATCGTTAATTGACCGGGATAAAAAGTCAAGTGTTCGTCAAACTCTTTTGATATTTTGGAAGCATAACCTTCGGGATAACCATTTTCATAAAAATCAACGACTGTTTCGTACATATCGTCCATCCTTATCTCACCATAAAGAGGATATTTAGACGCATAAGACAGCACTGATATTAATTCCTCTTTGCCGTACTTAACCAATACTTCATTTGCATCTTTACAACCTTCTGGATATTTAATAACATAACACTTTTCGTACCCTATTCTTCTCGCTAATTCTTCTTCAAGTCTTTTCCCCGCCATGTCATTATCAACTACCAAAAAAACTTTTTCTTTATCTAAGAAATATTCAAAGCAATTATCTAAGTATTCTAATTTAGCAGATTGGGTTGCAGATGCTCCATTTGGCACTGAAACAACATTCTTAATCCCTATTTCAAGTAATGAAAGGCAGTCTAATTCCCCCTCTGTGATATACACTTCTTTTTTACCATTTACTGAATCTAAATTGTAAAAAATTAATTCAGCATCTTTAGACATTTTAAAATCCTTCCCTTTCGCCCTGAATTTTATATTTACCAATTCGCCATCCCGATAATAATTGAAACAAATTGTCTGAACTTCTGCTTGTGCTTTAGGCATCCACTCTTTTGATTCTGTAATCTTTGATTCTACCAGAGTATTATATGATACACCTCTTTTTTTGAAATACTCAATAGTAACTTGACTTAAAACTCCCCCTCTTAGAGAAGGCTTTAAAATATTTTTCTTAATTCCCGTTTCTTCAATATGGATATTATTTTTCTCGGCAACCCATTTTAACGCTTCTGCATAATTTTTATTTTCGTGCTTAATTAGAAAAGTTATTCCATCACCAGATTCACCACATCCAAAACATTTGTAAATATTTTTAATTGGAGATATTGAAAATGAAGGCGTTTTCTCATTATGAAAAGGGCATAGCCCAACATAGTCATTACCCTTCTTTTTTAGATTAACAAATTGACTAACTATGTCAAGTGTTGAGCATGAATCTTTTATTTTTTGAACAGTATCTTGTGAAATCATATATACAAATGTTTGCTTTTTCTTTTTGGCTCATCACCTATTTGTTCCTTGTTTTTACAATTTTCTATAAACTTAGCCAATGTGCCATTCTTCTTTGAAACCCAATTACCAAAATACTTTCTCAATTCATTTGACTCTTTGTAATCATTAGTTGACTGAATTATATTTATAAATTCTTGAATGACTACTCTGAAATTATCTTCAACATTCATAAGTGGGTTATTCATTGCGATAGCTTCAAAATTCTGTTGACTAAATTTTATAAAATCTCTCATTTCTTTAAACTGCCATTTTTCACAGTTACATAAAACAAATACCTCTATTTCATCAAATCCGTGTAGCTTAAATTTAAAAAAATCTTTGTTAGGAATGATAGTACTATCTCCCATAAAAACCTTATTATTATCTTTATCCTTTTCTTTTTCTTTTTCTTTATGGGGTTCAGGGGGGTTCAAGGGGGTCGTAAGGGGTGGTAAGGGATTTGAGGGGGTAGAAGGGGCTTTGAA